CTCGCCTTTCATAAACGTGACAGCTTCCATGAGCGAACCGTACAGCAACACGCTGTCGTAGTTGTTGCCCAACCAAGAAGTGCCTGCGTCCACAATCGACTGTGGGTAGTAGTAGTAGTGCAACTCTACCGAGTAGGCCAAGTCTGGGGTAGGCCCCACAATGCAGGTGTACTCTTCGTAGGGCTGGGGCACGTTTGGCCCCACGGTCATCCCAAACAAAGCGTAGTACTGGGGTTGGCCTGTGTCTGTGGGGCTGGGGTACGCTTCACGAATGAAGTTGACGTCTTTGTTCAGCAAAAAGGCTTGGGGGCTGGTCAAAGGGTCTTGCGTGGGGTCAGTACACACGGCCAACGAGTACACCGACAAAAAGTCATCGGGCAGGTTGAGGTACTTGTTTCCAGCAGACAAAGACCCAATCACGTTCTTGCGAATCATGGGCGGCAGCACCGTGTTGTAGATGCGCTGCTCGGCTTGTCGGATGAACGTATTGACTTGCTCAGAACTTACAACCGAGACAGACGTAGTGTTGTCCGAAGCAGTAATCAATACCTCCGGAAAATCGTTTTCACAATACGCTTTAATCAGGTTGAAAAGTTCTGAATAGTTCATGATTACGCCATCGGGCCTCGTGCCATAACACCTTTGGTAGCTGCGCCCGTGCCACGGATTTTGATGCCTGTGGATTCGACTTCATCGTTGTTGCCGATGGAGACACCGCCGTTCAAAGGAGTCCAGTTTTTGCGTGTGGGCATCTTGGGTTCATATTCCGATTTGCCCATCAAATCGCCGTGCGGCTCTGCGTACACAGAAGCGGAACCCACTTCTTTGCCGCCTTTTTTCATGCTGTACTTGGCCATATTAGCCTCCGCGTTGGTTTTTAGCGCGAGCCATGTTGCGACCCATTGCACGCATGTCTTTGCCGGTAGGACCGCCTTTTTTCAACTTGGTCAAGTTGGTCTTTTTGTTCTCGTGCAACTGTTTGTCGTGCATACCAAAAGCTTTTTTGATGAGCTTCTTGTCTTGCGAGATGTCAGATTTTGCGGTTTCCATTTTTGCCATGATTGGCTCCTTAACTGGTTACTATCGTTACTGTACCCACTTGTCCTTTTGCAATCAAGTCATTTGGGGTCAGCGCCCTATCAAAAAGTTCCGCGCCGCCGACAGGGTTCCAGCCCCATTGGAAAACACGGCTACCACCTTCATTGGTTCCGTAACCTGCTTGGGTCGCGCCACCATTGACGTTGATCTGCAAACCGTTGTTGCCAGATGCGTAATAACTGCGGTCTGGGCGCGGATTGCGTACACCTTGTGGGTCATCCACCGGGAACTCGCCCAAGTGTAACTGCGGATGGTCAGGATCCCAACATGGGCCGCACACCAGCAACTCGTAGTTTCTGCCTTTGACGACCTCGCGTTTGAGACCGGTCAACTTGAAGCGAAAACCACAACGATCGCACTCCGCAATCGCATTTTTGCCGGATGCAAACCGATTACCCATCAGGTGCCCCCGATGAACATTTGTCTAGGCACGAGACGCAGCGCGGCGCGTTCTTGATCTTCGTCTGCCGCCGTCATCCACGCTTCGTCGTACTGTTGCTTCAAAACACCCAATCGCTCCATGCCGCCGGGCACTTTGAGCGCAATGTAGTAGGCCAGACCTGCGGCCATGCAGGGAATAAAGCGAAATGGCACGTCCATCACGTTGACACCGTTGCCGGCATCCTGCGTGCGGCGCAGCCGCCAATACACGAACTGGTATTGCTGCGAATTGTCTGGGGTTGGCCACACTGTGACGGCAGGCAAGTACTGTCTTGACACGGCAGCACCGACACTGTGCGCGGCGGCGGTTGTATTGTTCTGTGCGCGAAAGCAGTTGTACAGATTTGTGCCGTCGGTGTAGCCGTAATTGATAGTTTCGTTATCAATTTTCACAAAACCTGCGTAGGGCATTCCGACAGTGGAGCCAACGGGGATTGTGGTGGCCGTGGCGCTGATTGCCGCCGTCAAAGTGGTGCTGGAAGACGATGTTTGGCCATCCAAACGCTGCACCCACACCTGAATTGGACGCGCTTGCTGCAATTTGTTGGGCAAAGTAGCGTAGGTTGACACGCTGATGCGCGTGATTGTCAAATCTGCTTGTGTGGAGGCCACATTTGCCCCCGTGCGGATGACATGTTCGAGCAAATCTACGGTGTCATTGGGCAGCGCGTAGGTATTTTGCCCCGGAACCAAGGTAATTTCACCTTGGTCGATCGTCCACATGTTGACGCCACGGTTTGCCCAGTCAGCAAACAGTAAGTTTAGGGAACGACGGGCTGTGCGCAGGTCGTAGCCAGTGCGCAATTCGCTTCCGGCGCGTTCAAACGCCTCCTCAACCAAGTCGGTGAGTTGCAGATTGAACGATGTTGAGCCGGAAGTTACTGTTGCCATGATTATTTCTTCGCAGTTTTTGCGGAGTCAATGAATGCCTGCTCCGTTGGAGCACCCTTAGCACCGGGTTTGCGCATTTTTTCACCGCGCTTGCGCTTGGCGTTGATGTTCGCATAAAGACCGACTTTGCCGCCCTTTTTGTACTCGGTGAAGTCGGTGTCGTCGCGGCGTGCTTTGCGCGTACCGCTTGGCATCTTTGAGGAGGCAACCGCCCCCATACCGCGACTGGGCATCATTTGCGAGTCATCCCGCCACCGCACATGGCTTTGACTTTTTCTTGCTCAAACTGATGCCCCGCGCCGTGCTTCATGAACTCACCGCTATGGTGTTTGTGGCCACCATCTTCGTGTTTTTTCATGGCTTCGTGGTGCATTTGATGTGCAGGAAACTTGCCTTCGTTCATGTAAGGAAAATCGTTTTTCATTTGAAGCTCCTTATTCTTTGGCTTTGGCTTTGCCAGTGCCGATGCTGTTGCCAGCCATTTTGATGACGCGACCTTTGGTCTTGCCGCGCTCGGCCAAGCCATCACGGCTAGGAGCAGCAGTGCGCACCTTGGCCATTTTTTCGGTTGTCAAACCCTTTTTTTCGCTAGTACCAGTGGTACCTGTTGTACTTCCTTTAGCCATGAGGCCTCCTGTAGAAAATTTGCGGCCTTTGTCGGCCTTGCTGAAATCTTGTCCCACAGACTGAGGGACTCCGGCTTTCTTGGCGAACGCGGCGTTGTGCGCCACGGCCTCCATGAACTTGTGTTGCTTTTTGCTAGTTGAGGGCATTTCTTTGCTCCCTCATGTACGCATCCAGCTTGTCGTTGAGTTTATCGAAACGTGCGTCCATGTGCAAAAGAAATTTGTCCATTTCGGCCTGTGTCACGTTGTCGCGTGCAATTTCTTCTCGCGTGCGGTTCAAAAGAATCGTCACACGGTTGAGTTCGGTAGACTTTTCTTTCAAGTTCCATGCCAACAAACCAATGAAGGTGGTCAGCAGAATGTTCCAGATGGGCATTTCCATATTATTCCACCGTATTTTTTTCTTTGTACTTTTCCCATTTCGGGGAATCCGCAGAGGCGTACAAATACTGCGCCGCAAACTCTAAAAGTGTTGGGTCATCACGAAAATGCCCTAATCCACGATTGCAATGATTGCATAACATACCTCTAATTTTGCCAGTTTTATGGTCATGGTCAACCACAAGTTTTTCTTCTCTACCGCAAATTACGCACTGTTTTATTGCAGCTTTTAGATCGGCCAAATTCTCATCAGAAATGACATCTCGAAATGCGCCTCTGTTATTTGCATTTCTGTACGAACGTCTACATGCCCGACACCAACTGTCAAAGCCGTTACTTTTTTTATTGTGCGGTGGAAAAAACTCGGACGTTGCCGGCTTACCCTCTCCGCAACGAGTGCATGTTAATTTTTCCATGTCAACATTTCCATCTGGCTAATGATGCAGCTTTTCGTGTAGGTTTGCCTTTTTCGTCCTTCATAGGACCCGGCATTCCTGACATTCTTGCGCAAAAAGATTTTTTACGAGCGCCGCCTTCAGGCTGAGGAGCCTTTAAGTTGCTGCCTGTTTCGCGGTTGTACTTGGCACGACCTTTTGCCGTTAATCCAGCGCCCTTTGACACTGGAAGCTTCTCTCCGCGACCAACTGCAAGTGATGGTGTTTTCTTTTTAACCATGTTATGCCGCCTTTAATTTTGCCTGACGTTGTTCTTCAAGCATAGGCTTGATAACGTCTTCAACAAAGTCGCGTTTGAACTCTTCTTGGCCAATGTGGGGCAGGCTAATTTCAGCATCCACCCAGCATTCAAATCCTGCCTCGCGTGCGCGATCGCAGAACAGGTAGTCCTCGCCAGTGTATTTCTTGTCGCGCAGGGCGAAGTCAAACACCGCAAACGCAGTCTCGTTCTCGCGGGTTTCATACTCCCACTCGGGATGGTCAGCAATAAGCCTCTCGATCACGTAGCGCTTGATGAGCATGAACCCTGTGCCCACGCGGTTGACCTTGAGCATGGATCCGTCAAAGATCATATCGCCGTTGTCGTCGCGGGGGATGTCAAGGAAAAAGAATTTGTCCGAGGCGCGGCGTGGGTACAGGCCGGCAGCAACGTCTTTGTCGCCACTTTGAGCCAGCAAACGCATCACGTCGTCGGGCATGACCACCACATCGGAGTCGATGAACAACATCTCGGTGCAGTCGGACTTCATGAATTCATTGACCAAAGAGTTGCGTGCCATCGGGATGATGGAGCAGCCGGCCATGTAGCTCATCTGAATACCAACGCCGTGGTTGAACGCCAAAGGCATGAGTTGAGCCAAGCTGAACGCCGTCTTGATGTTCAGCTTCCCGTCATACGTGGGGATCGCAATGAAAACCTTGCGCCCCGCTAGCTCAACTTGCTTGGTATCAGCCATA